GGTTCCCAGAAGCAGAGATTGGCAGACTGGTCACCAAGCGTTATGTCGATGACAAATCCTAAGCACCCGCTATACATCGTCAGCAAAGGCAGGGCAGACTCTCGCCTGACGAGTCGCTCGTTGCACGAGATGGGCGTGCCGCACTACATCGTTGTTGAGGAGCAAGAGCACGATGAGTACGCTCGGCACATAGACTCGTCAGCCACCTTGCTGGTGCTCGACAAGCAGTACCAGATTGACTATGACCCCTGCGACGACTTGGGGATGACCAAGAGCAAAGGGCCAGGACCTGCGCGCAACTTTGCGTGGGAGCATTCCATCAAGGCAGGAGCCACAAGCCACTGGGTGATGGACGACAACATTGACGGATTCTTCAGGCTCAACCGCAACTTCAAAGTGCCAGCCAAGACTGGCGCCATCTTTGCTGCGATGGAGGACTTCGTTGACCGCTACGACAATGTGGCGATGAGTGGGCCCAACTACTTTATGTTTGCCAGCCGTAAGAGCAAGCAGCCACCCTTTGCCCTGAACACTCGCATCTACTCGTGCAACCTCATCAGGAATGATGTGCCGTATCGCTGGCGCGGAAGGTACAACGAGGACACCGACCTGAGCCTGCGAATGCTCAAGGATGGTTGGTGCACGGTGCAGTTCAACGCATTCCTGCAAATGAAACTCCGCACGCAGACAGTCAAGGGTGGGAACACGGCAGAGTTCTACGCCAAAGAAGGCACGCTTCCTAAGTCCAAGATGCAGGTGGACTTGCACCCAGATGTGTCAAAGATTGTCTGGCGCTTTGGGAGATGGCATCACTATGTGGATTACACTCCATTCAAGCGCAATAAGTTGCGACGCAAACCCGGACTTGCTTTGGAAGCAGAGCCCAACGAGTACGGGATGCGCTATGAGGATGACGAACAAAAGCAAGGAGAATGAGCGATGGGCACACGAGGGCCAGCGCCTAAGCCAACGCGGCTCAAGATTCTCTCTGGCGAAACACGCCCAAGCGTCATCAACTATGCCGAGCCAATCCCGGCTGGTGGCCCGCTGACTCCTCCGCCTGACTTGCGCGACGATGCGCGCGCAGTCTGGGAGAGGGTCATTGAGGCGCTGGGGTCAACGGGTGTCCTGACCTCAGCAGATAAGGACTTACTGCGGTTGTACTGCGAAGCACTCGCACGCTACCTGGAGGCAGAGAGTATGCTGAACAAGACTGGCCCACTTATCAAGGGGCGTGGCGGAGAGTTCGTCAAGAATCCACTCCACCAGATTGTTCGGGACAACGCAGATGCCGTCAAGAAGTATGCGCGTGAGTTGGGGCTGACTCCAGCGGCACGAGTTGGTTTGAGAGGAGACATCGATGGACAAGCAAACAGCGCCACAGCCAAACTTGAAGCCATCATCAAGGCGGCGCGGCGCGCCTAAGTCAGAAGGCCCACTGGTTGCGGAGTTCATCGAGTCATTCTGCCGACTAAGCAAGGGTGATAGCGCTGGGCAGTTAATGAAACTGCGCCCGTGGCAGAAGGAGATTCTCAACGACATCTTTGAGTTGCGCCAGGACGGGCGGCGCAGGTATCGGCGCGGGCTTCTGATGATGCCTCGCAAGAATGGCAAGAGCATCCTCGCATCTGGCATTGCTCTCTACTCGCTGTTCACCGAAGTTGGCGCTGAGGTTGCCATCGTTGCGGGAGATAGGGCGCAGGCTCGCATCGTGTTCCGAGAGTGCGCCAGGATGGTGGAACTTGACCCCATACTCTCACGCAAACTGCACACGCTTAGGGATGTGATTGAGTACCCAGAAACAGGCAGCGTGCTGCGCGTGCTCTCGGCAGACGCATCGCGCGCAGAGGGATACAACTTCAGCACGGTCATCTTTGACGAGGTACACATTCAGCCAGATGACAGACTCTGGGCAACCGTGAACCTGGGCTCAGGCGCACGACGCAATCCGCTAGTGCTCGGCATCTCAACCGCTGGTGCCAAGATGAACAGCCGTGGAGAGTTCAGCCTTTGCTACACGCTCTGGCAATACGGCCAACGCATCAAGAGTGGCGAAGTGGATGACCCCACTTTTTACTTCAGGTGGTTCGCTGCGCCGGAGGATGTCGAATGGAATACACCAGAGGCAGCAGCCGCAGCCAATCCAGCATTCGGGGACTTCCTTGACCCAGAGGACTTCGCTGCCGCAGCACGCTCGTTGCCGCGTGACGAGTATGAAACCAAGCGGCTGAATCGTTGGGTCACCTCCAGCGAGTCATTCTTGCCGCAGGGCGCGTGGGAGGCACTGGAGGACAAGACGCTCAAACTGGACAAGGCTGACCCTATCGTGCTTGGGTTTGACGGCTCATTCAGCAACGACTCCACCGCAATCGTGGCGTGCCGTATCAGCGACAAGGCGCTGTTCGTGTTAGGGCACTGGGAGCGTGGACTTGACGATGCGCTGACTTGGCGCGTACCAGTTGAGGAGGTGGAGGCTGCAATGACTAGCATTTGTTTGTCCCACGATGTGAAAGAGATTGTCTGTGACCCGTTTAGGTGGCAGCGCTCGATGGAGGCGTGGCAACAGATGGGGTTGCCAGTCGTGGAGTTTCCGCAGACACCATCCCGTATGGTGCCAGCAACAAGTGCGATGTATGATGCTGTGGTGAATGGGAGTATCAAGCACGACGCTGACCCACGACTTGCGCGGCACGCAGCCAATGCCACGCCATACTATTCACGCAACGGGCTGATGGTTCGCAAGGAGGCAAGGAACAGCCTGAAGCGCATTGACTTGTTTGTTGCAGCGATAATGGCACACAGCCGTGCTGGTACACTCTCCACAGCAGTGGGCCCAAAGCCTGCGGCTGCGGTGCAGTTCATTGAACTATAGGAGAGCAGATGGGAATCTTTGACCGCATCCTGGGGCGTGAACAAACCGAGGAGCAGCGAGTGGTGTCACCGTGGTGGCCATCCGACCTGCCGCAAAAAACAGCAGGCGTACACATCAACGAGGATAATGCAACAAGCATTGGCGCGCTGTATGCAGCCGTCAAACTTTACGCCGACACAGTTGCCTCACTCCCGTGGGACACATACATCAGGGTTGACGGTGAGCGCAGACCTTATCGCCCGCGCCCGCGCTGGATGGATGTCCCGGAGCCTAACAACCCCAACCGCACAGCGTTTGACTTCAAGCATCGAGTGGTCAGCAGCCTGCTGATTGACGGCAACGCATTCATCCTTGCGCTGCGCGACTCCTCTGACAATGTTGTTGAGACACGAGTGCTTGACCCGCAAAAGGTGGAGATACTGTCTGGCCCGATGGGTGAGCCCGTATACAAGGTGACAACAAAGGAGGGCGCATCAACCCTCGGTGCGGATTCTATTGTTCACATTCCGTTGTTCGCAACTGGAGAGAATGAGCGTGGGCTGAATCCCGTTGAGCATCACCGCGTCACCCTCGGACTTGCCGCTGCAACGCAACTCTTTGGCGCCAAGTTTTATGAGCAGGGCGCAACCGTGGGCGGCGTGGTTAAGGTTCCAGGGGAGTTGACGCAGGAACAAGCGCAGACACTCCGAGATAGTTTTGCCCGAAGGCACGAAGGTGTTGACCGCGCCTGGCGCGTAGCAGTACTGACCGGAGGCGCTGACTATTCGCAAATGAGCGTCAAGATTAATGACCTTCAACTCGTGGAGACAATGCACTATGGCGTTGAGGCAATCGCGCGCATCTATGGCGTGCCGTTGCATCTGCTGCAGTACCCAGGCGGCAACACCTCATATAGCAGCGTGGAAGTCATCGGCATCGAATGGCTGCGCCTGGGATTGGGCCCACTCGTAGCACGACTTGAGGCTGCATTCCAGCGACTGGTTCCAGGCGCTGAGCGCACCTTCCTGAAGTTCACGGTTGACGGGCTCCTCCGCGCCACCACGCAGGAGCGCTACAACTCTTATGCGACCGCACTCAACAATGGTTTCTTGAGCATCAACGAGGTGCGAGCCCTGGAGGACAGGACAGGGATTGGACCAGACGGCGATGCATACTGGAAGCCACTAAACATCGGCACAATCGGACAGGAGCCACAAGAATAATGTCATACATCATCACCGACATTGACGGCACGCTCACGACCACCGGCGATACCCCCAACCAGCCATACATCGATTGGCTGAAGTCATATGTGCAGGACAGCGGTGATGAGGTCATCGTTGTAAGCGCACGACCAATCCGCAGGCTTGACGAAACAGAGAAGTGGCTGCGCGACAACAGCGTGCCATTTTCAGAGATTCACTTGCAGGACTTCAACGAGCAGAGCAGCCCTGCTGTTGCAGAAGCATTCAAGGGGTACAAGTACAGCAAGTTGCAAGAGGAGTATGGCGATGAGTTGGAGTTCCTGGTTGACAACGATGCTGACGCTAGGGCTACAGCCGAGGGTATGGGCATCGCTGCCTACACGCCAGACGAGGCGATGGAACTAACTGCTGACGATGAGAGCGATGATGAAATGCGCGTGCTCGTGGATGTTCCGCAATACATTCAGGATGCGGCTGCTCGTGGCTTGCAGTACCACGAGGCTGGGTTGAGCGGCGATGGCCTTCAACCTCAAACGGTGGAGGAGGCACGACAACTCCGCGCAGGCAAGGTTGAGGATGAGAAGGTGATGCGAATGCGCGCCTGGATTCTCCGCCACCGCATCGATTGGGAAGATGTGCCACGCAATAGCAACGCTGACGATGCTGACTTCCCTGGACCGGGCGCAGTGGCCGCATACCTGTGGGGCGTGGACCCAACTGATGGGGAGAGCGCTGACCGCGTTGTACGATGGGCAGACGGCATTATCAATGCCACAGCAGAGAGGTTTGATGTGAAAGAGTTGGAAACACGCGCACTGCCGATGGGTGACTTCAGCGTGACTGAAGATGAGTCTGGACAAAAGACATTCACGGGATACGCGGCGCTGTTCAACCAGCCTTCGGCTGGACTTCCATTCACCGAGGTCATCGCTCCTGGCGCATTTAAGCGCACGCTCAGCCGAGCGGGTGCGGGCAATAAGGTCATTTCATTCCTGTTCGGGCACGACGAGTCACGCGCCCTGGCAACAACTGCCAGCGGGCGGCTTGCCTTACAAGAGGATGAGCGCGGGCTCCGCGTAGAGGCAAAACTTGACCCTGCTGACCCGGACGCTGCCAGCGTCATCAGCAAGTTGACGCACGAGGCTGCGGCAATGGGAATGTCATTTGGGTTTGCCGTGCCAAAGAATGGCGATGAGTGGGCTGGCGACCAGCGCACCATTCGTGAAGTGAATCTGTTTGAGGTGAGCGTGTTGAGCGCTGGGCAGACTCCTGCCTACCCTGCGACGCTAGGGCTCACCGCAGTGCGCAAGTTGTCCGCCGACAAGATTGGCGTTGACGCTGAGCGCCTTATGTCAACGCTGGAGTCCATCAAGGCAGCCAAAGAGTTGTCTGAGGATGAACTCCAGGTAGTGGACCAGGTGCGCGAAACACTCGCGCCAAAGCGTGTTGGGATTGACCCCAGCATTGCTAAGGCGAAGTTGGTGCTTGAGCAACTGACCACTGAAACGCTCTGAAAGGTCACGAGGCAGCGCTCCGCCACCATCGAGTGAGCCCGCGCATTAGCCATCCCACCTGGGTTGAGCAAAAAGCAAAGCAGATAGACAAGGAGGCCCACTGTGGCTGATGTAAAGAAGTTGCACGAAAAGCGTGCGTCACTTCTCACCGAGGCAACCAGCATCGTTGCTGACCTCGCAGAGAAGGGTGCCGCACTTGAGGGAGAGGCGCAGGCGCGTTTTGAGTCCCTCACGAATGAGGCCAGCACGATTGCTGCCGCCATTCGCTCGGAGAAGGATGCGTCTGAGGCTCGCTCGGCTGCTGATGCAGCGCGCGCAGAGTTTGCTGCCGTCATCGCTCCAAAGGTTGAGAAGTCAGACGACAGCGAAGTTGCCGAACTGCGCGCACTTGGGCGCAACGGCGGCAGCCGTATGTTTGAGTTCCGTGATGTCACGAAGTCAACTGGCCTGGGCAACCCAGTCACCATTGCTGACCGCGTGAATGTTGTTGCGGCTCAGTTCAACCCATTCCTTGACCCAGGGATTATCACTGTGGTGCGTGTTGCCAACGGCAACAACATCCAGTTCCCACGAGTCACTGCTCTCGGCACCGCAGGTAGCGTTGCTGAGGCTGGCACCATCGGTGAGTCGGACGGCACGCTCAGCGCGCTGTCCCTTACACCAGTGAAGTATGCAACCATCATTCAGGTTTCTGAGGAACTTGTTGAGGATGCAGTCTTTGACCTGGCTGGGATGATTGCCGACAAGTGCGGTGCAGAAGTTGCAGTTGCGCACGGTGCGTTTGCTGGTACGGCGATTGCCGCTGCCGCAGGTGCTGGCGTGACGGGCTCGGGCACCACGGTCAACCCAAACTACACTGACCTTGCGAAGTTGAAGGCATCTGTGAACCAGGTGTACCGACGAGCGCCAAAGGCTGGTTGGTTGATGAATGACACCACGCTTGGTGTTGTGACCGGGCTCGTTGATACAACGGGTCAGCCAATCTTCCGCGCAGGCGATGCGAATAACCCTGACCGACTCCTCGGAGCGCCAGTGTATTCCGCAGCGCTGATTGACCTCACCGATGACACCGCAGGTTCAATCCTGTTCGGTGACCTCGGGCAGATTTACACGGCGCTTGTTGGCGGCGTGCGAGTTGATGTTTCACGCGAGTTTGCGTGGAACACGGGTCTTGTTTCGTACAAGGTTGAAGTGCGTGGCGCGACTGGTCTTGCCCAGGCAAGCGCAGTCAAGTCATTCAAGTCCGCCAATGTTGCCTAACTCATAAAGAGTTAGTTGACACGCAGGGAGGCTGGGCTGGGCTCAGCCTCCCTGCACTATTCAGGAGGCAAGATGTTGGTGAGAATGCTGGAGCACATTGCGGGCAGTCGTGACGGCAATCGATGGCCACCCCGTGGCGGCATTATTGACTTGCCCACCGAGGAGGCCCACGCGCTCATTGCCCACGGATACGCTCAGCCCATCCCCCCAGCAGAATCCCCCGCATTTGGCTCTAGGAGCGACGGAGAGGCGCCAGAAGCGCCTGAGGCTATGGAGACAGCCACCCTGCCCAAAGCGCTCAACAGCAAGCCTCTGAGGGGCATCTGATGGCTATTCGCTCAGCGCAAGTTTCGGTGACTAATACACGCGTCAGAGTTGCCGTTGGCAACGCGGGAGGCTCAAAACTCTACTTGCATTCACACGGCAATCCAAACCACGCCATTTTTGTTGGTGGTGCAAATGTCACTACCACCAATGGTTTTGGGCTACACGATGGACTCACCAACGAGTTCTACCTGCCAGAGGGTGAGGAGTTGTATGCTATCCATACCGACGCTGGTCCAGAAACTCTCTACATCCTACAAACTGGAGGCATCTGATGTCATACGCAACACTGGCAGAGTTTAAGAGTGCTATTGGGATTGGCACTGCCGACACGGCTGACGATGGCGCGCTGCAATCCGTACTGGATGCAACCGATGCGCTCATTGACAACTACACCGACCGGAGGCAGGGGTTTGGAACTGCAACTGAAACGCGCTACTACACAGCAAGTGACTGGTCATACGCTCTCACCGATGACCTCGTGAGCGTCACGACACTTCAGACGGATGACAACGCAGACGGAGTGTATGAAACAACCTGGACGGCTGGAACAGACTTTGTTCCTGCTCCTCGCAACGCGGCACTCGATGGCTGGCCATACACCGAGATTGACACGAGCACTCCTGCTCCGCGTGCATTCCCAGTTGGCGTGTATCTCGGGGTGAAGGTGGTTGGAGTATTCGGATGGCCCGCAGTTCCAACGGCAGTCAAGCAGGCAGCAATCATCCAGGCTGGCGCAGTCTGGTCATCGCGCACCTCACCGTTTGGTGTTATCGGCTCGCAGGACTTGGGCGGCATCCTCCGCCAGACACGAGCGCTACACCCAGAAGCGCAGGTGCTGCTTGAGCAGTATCGCAAGCGTGAAGGCTTGGCGCGATGAGTTTCAACGATGCCACCGTCATCTCGGGACTAGCGGCCCACCTGCTTGCCAGGACTTCGCCAACTGGATACACGCTGCGCGCGGTGCACGCCTATCCACCGGACAACCTGCCAGTCGTGCCAGCGTGCGTGATTATTCCATCAGGCGATGCGGTTGCCTACGGTGCAGCCAATCGACAAGTCACGCTGACGCTAAGTGCGACCATCTACATCCAGCCACAGGCTGACCTTGCCCGCAAGTATTCCGACCTGATGGCGTGGCGCACTTGGCTGCGCGACTCCTTGATTGACGGGGTGACCCTAAACAACACGGACGCAGTTTCGCAGGCAAGCGTTGTAAGCACTACAATCGGAACAGATGTTTGGGCTGACCAGGAGTACCTGACCATCACCGCAGAGATTCAAGTGTCATCAGTGGAGGCTATTAATGCCAGTGCATAAACGAGTGAACTACAACATCATCAGCCGTATTGCAGTCAGGTGTGTCCCGGACTCCTTGCCAGCGGGCGAGTTCGTGGGTGGCCTCCCGTCTGATGGGAGTATCATCAACGCACCAGCAGTTCAGGCAGAGGCGTGGATTGCCGCAGGGATTGCAGAGCGGGTAAACAATGCCGCACTAGCGGCGCAAGCAGATGACAAGGAGAATGACTGATGCCAGCAGCCAGCGCAGGCAATGTTTTGTTCAGCAAACTGGTGGCATTCAAGGAGGCCACCTCAGGCACTACGCCAACGCTAACAAGCGGCGGGCGTAAGTTGCTGGTGACCCCTACGGGAGTCATCACAAACGGCACGACCATCGAGTTGGGAGCAGAGCGCAGCGTTGCGCTCCGCAACCCACTCATCGCAACGACTGGAACTATCGTCAGCGTTGAGCCAACGCTCAGCGCAACAGTTCCAGCCATCAGCGTAGGTGAGTTGCCAATCTGGTTGTCAATGACAAAGACTGACACCGTGTCTGGTACGGCTGCGCCATATGAGTGGGACTACGACTACTCAATGACGGCAGCCAACTCGCCAACCTCATACAGCCTCGTTGCCACGGATGGCATTCAGCAGTACGTTGCGAACTATTGCTTGGCGGAGTCCATCACGATTGCGGCTGACCGGAGCGGGCTCACCAACCTGAGCGCCAACCTGTTCGCGCAGACGATTGCAAAGAGCAGCGCAACGCTTGCAGACGGCACGCCAACTTCGCCATTTATGGCAGGACGCTTGTGGAATGCTTATCAGCACGGCACGGCATTCCCAGGAACTGCTGATGGCACGGCATACGAGTACTTGCTTGACTTCAGTCTTGAGTTCAATGCAGGTATCCTGCGCCAGTCATACTTGGCTGGCACGACAAGTTTCAGCACGCACGCAGAGAGCGGCCCATTCACGGGCAGCCTGACGATGACGGTGAGCAGCACCTCCTCGGCAGTCAGTTCGTGGTATGACGCCTACCAGGCAGCGACGCCACGAGGCGTGCGACTGTCCTGGAGCAACGGCACCTACAGCGCGCACATTATGGCGATGATTGTCCCAACCGAAGTGCAGCAGATGGCTGGCGCTGAAGATGGGCTCACCACGATGGCCGTGACGGGCACGCTCGTGTATGACCAGACAAGCGCAAAGTCATTGCGCATCGTCGTTAATAGTGACTTGGCGGCGTTGCCCTAAGTTCAACTTGATAGCAGAGGAGGCACGATGAGTCAGGCAAAAGTACAGGCACGAACAGTCGACATCGCGCTGTCCAGCCCATTCGATGGCTGGACAGCGACGATGAAGGCAGACGGCATTCCAGCACGCGTATTTATTGAACTTCAGAGCGGCAGCGTTGAGCGCTCAATGTCAGCGGTTGAGCGCCTTATCGTCAAGCACAACTTCCTTGACGAGAGCGGCGAGCCAGCAACCTCGGTGCTTGATGCGCCGATGGATGCCCTGAGCGATGCAATCAGCAAGTGGTCGGAGGCAGTGGCAGCACTCCCCCCACGCTGAGGCTTGACGCACAGAGGCTGGCGGCAGGTCGCTCCATCTCGCCTCACCCGCTGATAATGGCGCACCTTATTGGCAAAGAGTTTGGCATCCCGCCACACGAAGTGATGGAATGGAATGCTGGCGACTTCCAGCGAACATTTATGCTTATGGCTGACCTGCAACCCAAAGGAGCAAGATAGTGGCATCAAGTCCGGGCACCGTAGAAGTCAAGTATGTGCCAGAGGACTCGATGCGCGCATTTGAGTTGGGATTCATTGAGGGCTCCAACCCACGCGCCTACAACAAACTGCTTGCAGTCGCATCCCTTAACGCGGTGCGCACCCTTATCAACCCGCTGAAGTCAGCAGCGCCCGTCAAGTCAGGGAGGCTCCAGCGCTCCATCGGTGCGAAGGCTGGACGATTCTCACGCCCGTCTGCGACGGTGGGCCCACGCCCTGGGCGTAGCAGGAGCGACCCGCGTGGCGCGTGGTACAGATACTTCGTGACCTCTGGACATCGGACACGCCTCGGCACGAACAAGGCGGTGAAGGGCATCAGTTGGGCGGATGTCGCAGCGGGCAAGTCGCTGGTTCAGAAGGGCGGAACTGCGACGGTGCAGGCGCGTCCATTCGTGACGCAGACGGCGCAGAACCCCACGAACCAAGCCAAGATGATGGACGCATTCTATGCCACGGTGGAGCGATACTTCAATGATAGTGTGTTCAAGCATAAACTCACCCGATTCAAGCGGAGGTAGTCACTGATGGTGTCATCGAATGGTCAGGCAGTCTTTGCGGTTGTTGCCAAGGATGCCGCAAGCAAGGTTCTCAAGGGTGTAGGCAAGTCGTTTGGCTCAATGAAGTCAAACGCAGTCGCAGCGTTTAAGGCTATTGGCGCTGCTGCCCTAACTGCGGTCACGGCTGTGGCTGGATTCACGCTTGCCGCTATCAAGAGCGCGGCGGAGGATGAGAAGGCAACCATCAGGCTCAACGCGGCGCTGAAGGCACGCGGGTTCAACCTGGACGCACTTGGGCCAAAGGTGGACGAGCAAATCAAGGCAATGCAGCGCCTCGGCATCACAGACGATGAGGTGCGTGACGGGCTTGAGGTAGGCAGCCGATTCTTCAAGAATCAGAATGCGCTGCTCAAGGCAAACGCAGTTGCCGCCAACATCTCTGCCGCTACGGGCAAGCCACTCGCAGAAGTGATGCTGGCGCTCGGCAAGGGCGCACAGGGTAGCACTCGTGGATTACAGACACTTGGCATTGAAGTCAAGAAGGGCGCCAAGTTGCAGGACATCCTGACTGCTGCCAATGAGAAGTATCAAGGTGTGGCGGAGGAGATTGCAAACAGCACCGCTGGCAAGTTTGAGGCAGCGCAGATTGACCTCAACGAGAAGTTTGAGGCATTCGGTGCGAAGTTCCTGCCAGCCGTCAACGAGGCGCTCGGATTCCTGACAAACACGATTCTGCCGATGGTCACCCCGGCGCTTGACACACTCGGTGACATTATCTTTGGAGTGGCAGATGCCTTTGCTGGCAAGGGTGGCATTGCTGAGTCAATCGGCAAGGTTGTGGGCCCAATCCTTGATGACCTGATGCCTGCCTTTGGCGAAGTTGCCGAGGCGATTGGCGGAGTGTTTGAGTCCGTGGGCGACCTTATTGGAGCGCTCTGGGGTGACGGAGAGGGTGCACTTGCGTTTGCGTTTAAGGCACTCGGAGAGGCCATCAAGGCTGCGTTTGCACTTGCCAAGCCATTCTTTGATGCGCTGATGTGGCTAGTGGATAATGTCACGGCAGTGGTCAACGCGCTGAACAAAGTCAGCACTCCGGAGGCTAGGGCTGAGCAGGCTGGGGCTCGTGAACGCGCATCAGCCAGTTCTGTATTTGGACTCGGTGCTACAACAGGAGGCGGCAGCACGAGCGTTATCACGAACATCGTGCTTGACAAGAAGGTGGTGGGGCAGACAGCGGCATCCTATCTTGGAATGCTTGACCCCAACCCTCGCCGCACGCGCCCATAGTGTCAAACCCATACTCAGTCACCATCGCTGGAGTTGGCGGCGGCACCGCAAACCTGCTCACGCTGCCAGCCTCAACCGCTGGCACGACGCCATATATTGAACTTGGCAGTTTCAGCGCAAATGTCAGCGCCGATGGTGGCGGCAGAATGTCATTCGATGTCCTACAGACGGAGACTCCCGCGGGTGGGCCGTGGTGGAAGTCTGGCGCCGTAGCAGACAACGCGCGTGTGCAGTTTATTGACTCGCGCTACTCATCAGGCACGGCGCTGTTTCTGGGATACATCACAGGTATTGACGCAGAGATGCTTGGCAGTGGATTTGGAACCAGGGCAACAGTCACGGTTGCCGATGCTGACGGATGGCTTGGCAAAACCCTAGTGCGCAAGTCATATACCGGCACAGACATTTATCAAGCAGTTGGCTCATTCAAGCAGGGTGGTACTGCGCTGACTGACCGCGAACACATCGACAAGTTGCTGGCGAGGATTCACGACCAAGTGAACGACGCGACCACGCGCCAGATTCTGGACACCAGCATCATCAGCGGCAGCACTCGTGCTCGCTATTCTGGGACAGCGGTGACCCTGGGCAGCCTTGACTTCAAGGCAACCACTTTGACCAGCGCGCTGAGCCAGATTGCAGAGGAGGCAAGCGGCGAGAATGGGCTGCCATATAACTTCTATGTGGACGGCGCTGCGCGCCTGAACTATGGGCCCATTGTAGTTCCAGGAACGGCAACCGCGCCAGCGGAGATTGTCACTGACCCTACTGCTGCGCGTACTGGTAGTGCTGGAACCGCAACGCGCCTACTTGCGCACAATCTTTCTGTCACCCTTGACCACGACAACATCGTTAAGGGCATCTTCGTGCAAGCGGCAGACTCACGCGCAGACCGCGATGGCAACGCCAGCCCGATTACAAGTCAGCCGTATTTCCGCACCTATACTGGCACCGCTCCATACTCAGGCTCTGGGCTTACCTCACGCACTGGGCCACTTGCGCAGGAAGTATTCAGCGCACCAAAGGTTGCAAAGTTTGGCTTTGGCTCTCGCTCCACTAAGATTCAGCGACTCACGAAGGGGACGATGCAGGTGCGCTCCAAGCCAGTACGCACCGTGTCATTTACAATCTCTGGCTCAAGCCAGACGCAACTAACAAATCCGAACTGGGAGTATGGGCTGACGCAGGGCTACTCTTCAGCAGGCACACTCGTGAATGCGTGGCTGCCAGGGCAGTTCGTGAAGGTGACTGCCGCCGCACTAGACTTGAACGAAATCCTGCGAGTGGCAAGCGTCACTTATTCGTTTGAGTCGCCAGGCTCCTATCAGTTGCGCATAGACATTGAGGCTGAATACACAAAGCGCAGTGCAGTTGCTGCGCTGCTAACGAAGGCTGGAGGCTAGAGATGGCAGAGCGATACGGCACAGACCTCACTGGGCTTGGCGGCTACGAGGGCGGCGTCACTAGCGAAAACGGCGCGGCGCTCGTCAGCACGAGCAGCGACGGCGAGACTGCGCTGCTGTTCGGACCAGCCGCGCTGCGAGAGATTCAAACGCTTGTTGCCAACGGTGACTTTGCTATTTCTCCTGATGACTCCACTGGAAACATCACCGCTGAAAATCCTCTGCCGTACTGGACTGTGACGACAACTGGTAGCACCTGTTCCGCTGCAATTGTTGCGGATGCTTCGGCGGCTTCAGGAAAAGTCCTACAGATTACGGTGGGTGCTGGGACTGGCGGCTCACTGACCCTGAGTCGCTACATTCCGATTCCAGGCTCACGCGGTCAGACATTCTGTATCAACCCAATGTTGACGATGGGCAGCGCCTCCAACAACACCGATGCTGAACTCTACGCAGTTGGTCGTCAATACACGCAGGCATTTACTACGACTGGCTCAGTCGTCACGCTGAATACCTATCAGTTCAACTCATACACTGGTGTTGTTGAGAACCTATTGCCTGATGTTGACCAGTTCACCACTTGGGTTGATACGGCGCTTCAGCCAGATGCAGCGTTCTACAAGGTCAGCATCACCTTCCAGAACGCTGGCACCACGCTGGCATCACGAACCATCAAGGTGTTTGATGTACGACTTGTGCTTGGAAGTTCTGACTTGACCATCGCTGAGTCAACCACGCCTGGAACATATGGGCCTGCGTATATCAGACAAGAGAACGGCTCGCTGAACATCACCGCAAACACAGCGGGAGACTCACTCAATGGACTCAGCGTCACCACCTCAGGCGCCACCGTCACAGGCGCAGCAACAGTTACAGGCGCGCTCAGTTCTGCCTCCGCCACAATCGGCGCGGCCACCATCGGAACAAATGGGACATTCAGTGGATTCAATGCCAACCTCACAGGCGCACAGGGTCTGAGGCACGATACGCCTCAAACCACAACGCAGACATCAAGCGCAGGAATCTGGGTGCTGGTATCTGGCACGAACTACCAACTGCGCCGCAACACATCCTCAGCGCGCTACAAGACAAACATTGTGGATGCCGATGAGGTGGTGCTTGAGGCAGCGCGCAAAGTTAAGCCACGCCACTATGAGTCAATCATTGAGGATGAGAACGGCGCAACACGCCTGGGCTTCATCGCAGAGGAGATTCACGATGCTGGTCTGACGCACGCGGTGGGATATGATTCCGAGGGAAAGCCTGAGACCATCGACCCTGTGGCGTTGATTGCGGCGCTCTGGCACCGCGTTAATGACCTTGAAAGCAGACTGAGGGAGTTAGAGAAATGACCGCAAGCCAAAGCCACGAGATTCTGAAGCGGCTTGACCGCATCGAGCGTGACCTTGCAGACATTAAGGTTGAGTTGGCGGAGTCCCGTGGCGCCTATCGCCTCGCCAAGTTCGTGATTGCGCTCCTAGGCGTCAGCGGGCTCGGTGGCCTCCTTGCCTGGATGCAGGGGCAGGGCAAGTGAGCCTAGTTGTGCGCTCACAGTTAGGGCTGGCGGAGCGCCTCGGGGTGAAGGCGATGGATGACTGCGGGCCAGCATCCGTTGCCACGGCTGCAACCTACCTGGGCACGAATACATCCACCAAGCAGGCGCACAAGGCGTGCGCGCAGGCTGGGCGCAGGGATACTGCGACCGGAGCAGAGGGCACTAGCGCGGCCCAAGTACGAGATGCCGCCAAGATTCTCGGGCTCAAGGCGCGCATCGTGTATGACTGGAGTCAGGCAAGCAACGAGGTAAAGAGCGGCGCGGTGCTCATCCTTAACATCCAGGCAAGCCAGCGCTCAGTCGATGAGCCTCTGCGCTCAAAGTGGCAGCGTGACTACTGGCGAAAGCAGCCGCTGGCGTCATACGGGCATTGGGTTGTCCTGGCGCACGACGGCACAGGCTGGCAATACGCCTGCCCTACAATGAAGGAGGGCAACCCTGGGCGCTCCGCAACTCCGGCGCAGGTCAGGACGCTCCGTGATTCAAAGGGTCAGGCTGGATTCTCCACGCCACCCGCAATGATTATCGTCAATCGCAAGGAGGCATAAAGGTGGACCCATTCATCAGCGACCTTATCAACGCGCTCATCGTGGCGCTCGTGCCCGTAGTCATCGGAGCCCTGGGCTGGCTCGCCAATGCGGTCATCGGATACCTGAAGGCACGGATGGCGGCAGAGCACTATGCGATGCTGGAGCGCATTGCCGCTGCCACGGTTGCCTCGGTGGAGCAGACGCTCAAGAGCAAGGTGGGAGAGGACAAGAAGGCAGCCGCCATTGCCCTGGTCCGGGCTGAGTGCGCCAAGCGTGGAATCACGCTTGATGAGGAGGCAATCGGCAACGCGGTTGAGGCTGCCGTGTATCGCAGCAAACTTGGGGCTTGACAGGCGCGGAGCCATCCCTGACGATGAGGTGAGCGGGCAGTAGTCAGCCCGTGCAGAGGAGGAGAGATGGACACAAAGGTGCGCAAGGGTCCACCTTGCAAGTATCAACTCCTGGGGCTGAGCGCCTCGGATAAGTCCGCGCTGGACGCTGCGCTGGAGCGCAGGGACATCACGGGCAAGGCGGTTGAGGTTTGGCTATCAGGCAAGGGCATCGATTGGCGCCAGTTCAATGTAAACCGACACCGACGCGGTGACTGCGGGTGCTCACGATGAGTAAAGAGTTGCGAGAGATTCTTGCGGTGCAGCAAGAGATTGAGACAGCCAAGCGGCCCAAGCGCGAACACCCCGAGGGCTGGGAGCCTGGAGTGTCGTGGGACGGCAAGCAAGGCACCATCACTTCCACGGCGATGCCAGCCGACAACGCACCAGACTGGGATGCCATCCTGCGCGTCTGGGGACTTGACCCTGCGCAGTTTTCCGTTGTAGAGCCCGTCCTGTTCAATGTGTGGGGTGACCCAAACGGCATCCTGAATCGGCAGTGGAAGGGCAAGGTGGTACAGAAGCGTGCACCTTTGGGGGCTGACTACCAGGCGCTGATGGAGGAGATTAAGCGCTACAAGCCAAAGAAGGTTGCGACGCTCGATGGCGAGATGGCGATGGTTGTTGCCTTGTCTGACTTCCAGATGGGCAAGGGCGAGGGCGGAGGCTCCGCAGGCATCGTCACCAGATTCTTGTCTGGCATCACCGAGGTAGAGGAGCGCTGGAAAGAGTTGCGCAAGTTAGGGCGGCCACTTGACAAGATGGTAGTGGTTGGGCTCGGTGACTTGTTTGAGTCTTGCGCCGGACATTATGCGATGCAGTCATTCCAGGCTGACCTAGATAGGCGAGAGCAGACCACCGTACTGCGGCGGATTCTTGTCAAGGCGCTGACCCGCTGGGCAACCTTTGCGCCTCGCATTATTGTCGCAGCAGTTCCAGGCAACCACGGCGAGAATCGGCAAAACGGCAAGGCATACACGACCTTCGGGGACAACGATGATGTTGCGGTGATGGAACAGGTGGCTGAGATTATTCGCGCCAACCCAGACTATGACCACATCAGTTTTGTATTCCCAAAGAATGAACTGACGCTGACGCTGGATGTGAATGGAACCATCGTGGGACTTGCACACGGGCATCAGGTGAAGGGCTCCGCAGAATCGTGGTGGGGCAAGCAGGCATTCGGGCTCCAGCCGATTGGTGATGCAGACATTCTCCTGACGGGTCACTACCACCATCTCGTGGTAAAGCAGTCAGGTAGTCGCACGCACTTCCAGGCTCCGGCGCTCGATGGCGGCAGCCAGTGGTTCACCGAGCAGGCAGGCGTAGTCGCACCTGCTGGACTGCTCACCATCACGGTGGGCCCATTCGGATGGGATGACCTCCGCGTGCTGCCGTGCCTCACGACATAGGTGCGTCTGACCAGTCGCTGTTCGGATACTGCTTTGCGTGCGGTGGACTAAACCGCGTCTGGCGATTCAACGAGGAGCCTCTGGAAGTCAATCCACGGCGCACTCTCGTTGCGTCCAATAGTGTTTGCACACGCTGCTTGAAGTTCCTGATAGCAGCCTCCGAGGAGGATGACGAAGCAGCACCCTAGCGGTGCTGCAACCCTCCAGCCTGGACCTCCTCCCAGGCTGGAGGCACCCCTGTTTCGTGCTCAAAATAGGGTGTAGACGGCAACCCCAAGAAACGCCTATAATGCGTTTCACCAGGAGGAATCCACCCAGACGGGCGGACTGGTAAGAGGAGAAACAGATGAGCAAGCACCAGTCATTTAGGCAGACCGCTAAGCGCGGCGGAATGGTCAAACTTGCAGACCGCTGGGTGTACGACCTCACGCGCTACTGCATCGGATGCAACGCAATACTCGCAGAGCGCGAAACAATCTGCGGGCGTTGCCAGGACGAACTCATCAGCCTCAATGAGAGGCAGGAGCAGTCCCGACTCGCAGCGGAGAGAGGACGATAATGACCGGGGCGAAGGGTCATCAGGAGAGCGCGCCTATTCGATGGACAGAGCCTCGCTGGCAGTACCGCGACGGGCGGGTGGTTTGCTTTGACCATATGCAGAAAGCATTTGTTCACGGCGCTAACCCTAAGCACTTCACGAAGTTAGGCGGCACGCCCGTCTGCATCCTTTGTGAGCCAAGAGTCAAGGAGGAGTCAAAGTGATTGACCGGTTCTGGAACAGCAAGTTTGCACTCGTGTTGGTTTTGGCAACATATGCAGCCATCGGTTGGCTGGTAGCGATGGAGGTGACCAAGTGAGCAAGTCAAAGAAGTTCGCACTCGCAGACACGGACAGCGATTTCATCACGATTCTCTCAGAGGACAGCGACCTCGGGCAGAGAATCGCAGCGGCGCTAGAGCGCCGCATTGCACGGGAGTTTATGACCCCGGAGGATGGGCCCAAGAAGGGCAAGAAGGCAAAGAAGGGAGGCGCAAAGTGAGGACACTCGCAGAGGCACTCGCAGTAGCAGTTTGGGCAATCGTGATGGTGCTATTCCTAGCACTTGGCTCGATGGCGTAAGCAGAAAGAGGAGGACAAAATGACGCAAGAGGACAAGACATACAACGGATGGACCAACAAGGAAACTTGGCTGGTAGCGCTCTGGATTGACAACGACGGCTATGCAGGCGGCAGCCTCGGGGTATCGGAACAGGCAGACGAGATTGCCGAGGAGTCAATGCCAGCCGACGATGACCTGCTTCACGAGGTCACAGGCAAACTCGCAGACTGGCTAGAGGAGCGCATCACAGAGGACTTGGGAGAGCACAAGGGGCTCCTCGCGGACATCGTTGGCACGGCGCTCGGGCGCGTGGATTGGCGAGAGATTGCCGAGCACTACGCCCAGGACGCGGTTGACGCAGCGCTGGAAGGCGCAAAGGAGGCAGAGTGATTCGCTGGAGGTGCCTCGTCTGCGACGCGAAGCAGCAGTCAGAGGTCAAGCCTCAAATCGGGCAACGACTCTGCCCACCTTGCAAGGTACGCCACTACCAGAGGTTGGTGGACATCTACAAGGTAGACGGAGGCTTCAGGCTCGATGAGGCACGGTTGTTATTGAAGCAGGCAAAGGAGGAGGTCAAGTGAGCAAGCAGTACGAGTTCGTGAAGGCAGCGCAGCGGAGCCCAGAGTGGTTCGCGCTGCGCCGGGGTGGCATTACAGCCACCGAGGTATCAGTCATTGCAGGGCTTAACCCCTACAAGACTCCATACCAACTCTGGGCGGAGAAGTTGGGCAAGTACGAGCCAGAGCCAGCGGGCGCAGCGGCCCAACGGGGCATCATCCTGGAGGATGCAGTCGCAACATTCTATGAGATTGAAACGGGGCGCAAACTTAAGCGCTCAAACGGCATCGTGCGGATGAAGTCAATCCCGTGGGTGATGGCGAGCCTGGACCGGACAGTGGTAGGAGATTCAGGGCTGGTGGAGATTAAGACCAGCGCCTCACCCCGCTGGTCAATGTATCCAGTGCCGCCAGAGGTGGCAGCGCAGGTGCAGTGGCAGATGTGGATTATGGACGCGCCCTGGTGCGACATCGCGGTGCTCCTCGGTGGGCTTGTGTTCCGCATTGAGCGCGTCAAGGCAGACTGGAAGTATCAGGCGGAGTTGTTCGGCAAGGCGCAGGAGTTTATGGAGATGATTGCCTCAAACACGCCTCCGCCTCTGACGGGTCAGGACGCAAAGGCACTGGCGCTCGTCACCCCGCAGGAGAGTGAGGAGTGGGCCCAAGCAGATGCGAGCATCGAGCGCCTCGCATCGTTGTATTCAGAGCGCAGTTATGAACTAAAACTGCTGGAACAGGAGGTGGACAATCTGGCAATAGGGCTCAAGGATGCCATCGGTGCCAAGCAGGGCATCGTTGGCAGCGGCTGGCAGGCAACCTGGAAGCAGAGCAAGCCACGCCACACAGTTGACTACAAACTCTTGATGGAGGCTCTCAAGCCTGCGCCAGAGATTGTAAATGCGTACACCAAGGAAACTCCTGGTGCGCGGGTGTTCAAGTTTAAGCAGGAGGGAATCGGAGAATGACAACCGACAAGCAGACAGTTGCACAGGCGCTGGCGGCGCCATTCGATGGCAAGGACTTAAAGCAGCGACCGGGGCGGGGTGGACTCGTGTTCACCTACGCGGACGCACGGGCAGTCGCACAGCGACTGGACGATGTGCTCGGCATCGGAGGTTGGCAGTTTGAGGTCAAGGTGGCTGACCCCGCACGGAGCGTGGTACACGGCAACCTCATCATTGTGGTTGACGGCAAGACCACGATGCGGCAGGACTTCGGCTATCCCAACAGCAGTCAGGATGACGAGCCATTGAAGTCCGCAGCCTCGGATGCGCTCCGCAGGTGCGCGGCGCAGATAGGCGTGGGCAGGAGCCTATACAGCCCTGATAAGAGCCAGGCAGGTACTCAGACAGCCAATAAGGGGCAAACGCCCGTCCTGGTCGCTCCTACACCCATTGCAGGGGATTCTACGAGCACCCTGAGCGACGATGCGCAGTTGGCGCTCAAGGCGGCAATGCTCTTTGCGGATACGGCAGGCGAAGGGGTGTGCTCTCACGGCGAGTCCTGGAGCCTGAAGCCAGGAGGCGTAAGCAAGGCGACTGGCAAGCCATACAACCCGTTCTGGGCGGCAAGTCACAAGGCTCCAGACGGCTCGTGGTGCAAGGATAAGCCAAGCGCCAAGTGGATTGCAGCGCAGGGTGCTCCGGCTCCAGCCAAGCCACGAATGGTTCCAGAGGAGTCCCTTGAGGAGTTGCCATTCTGAGGCCCACTAGCACACGGGAGGCGGTGGCGCAATCTGCCGCCTCCCAATAACCCGCACGATGGGACAAACAAACGCCAGTTAGAGGAGGTTAAATGATTGCATCGATTGAGAGGCGCACAGAGCGCAAGCAGAAATGCAAGCACGATTCAGGCGCGTGGGAATGGCGCGACTGCCCCAAGAAGGGTCACGAGGTTGAGTGCTACATAGCGGAATGCGAGTCGTGCGGGTATCTGCTCGCAGACTGCGAGGAGCAAGAGAGGAGCGGCAAATGAGCAACGGCAGTTGGATTAAGTTAAGCACGGGATGGGATGAGGATGGCAAGGTGGCTATCCTCCCGAAACTCGCGCAACTTACATACATCAAGGTGCTGACCCGAGCCAAGCGGCAGCGCCCGCAAGGTCAGTTTGAGAGCCTGGCGCACCTGAAGGCGCTATTGCCAAAGGAGTATCACAAGCACATCCAAACTCTTGTCAAATCGGAGTTGCTTTTAACAACTTCTGATTCAGTTTTTGTCGCGAACTGGTCAAAACATCAAGTGGACCCGACACGCGGTGAGCGGGTTTCACGCTTCAGGGCGGCTCAAAGAAACGCAAATGAAACGCAAAAGAAACACCCCGAGAGAGAGAAGGACATAGAGAGAGAGAAAGAGACAGACACTTATTCTAAGAGCCCGATGCGAGTTGGCGAGATTATCCTGAGAGGAGGAGTCCGATGACGATGAGGAACAGGTTTGCTCCGCACATAGACACCACCGACCTGGACGGGCTCATCGAGGCAAACCCGAGGTGGGGCTTCAGCAACTTGGACTTGATAGCAGAGAGGGGCAACGCATTCCTTGTACAGGAGTGGAAGCGCCCAGAGGAGAGCATCAAGGAGGGTCAGCGCATCCTCCTCCGAGCCCTGGCACGCAGCCCAGGGTTCACGGTGCTCCTCGTGACCGGGGAGCAGGATGAGGAGGGCACTCGTGTCTATGAGGTCAGGCAGATTATGGGCTGGACTGAGGATGGGGTTGACACGGCTCGGAAGGTGGGGAATACACTGGACGAACTGCGGGCATTCGTCCGCGCGTGGTACGAGGAGAACAACTATGCGTAGCGTGGCACTGATTGGGCCCCAGGGCTCTGGCAAGACCACCCTGGCTGAGCAGTTGGTGGAGTTCCGTGGCTATCAGCGGCACGGCATTGCCGATGCCATCAAGGAGGTCACGCGCCTTGCATATCCCAGCCTCGGCAAGCAGGAATCCCTAGAGGTGCACCGCTACTCTGGCGCAACGATGCTCACGGGGCGTGAGTTGTTTCAGGATGTTGGCGCGGCGCTCCGAGAGGTTGACAATGAGTTTTGGCTACGCGTCTGGAGGCAGGACTACTTTGAACTGGTCAGGATGGGGTATGGGGTAGTCATTGACGATGTGCGACTGCCTCGTGAGGCGGAGTATCTGAAGGCAGTCAGCCCTGACATTCTCCTGGTACGAGTTCACGCCTCCGCAGAGGTCAGGACGGAGCGCCTCGGCAGACTGCTAGGCTCACAGGACATCACCGAGCAGGGATGGAAGGCAGCGCCATTCGACATCCAGATTGACACGACTGACCTGACAGGAGAGCAGGCATTCAGAGTGCTCGTGGAGAGGATTGACGAGGAGAGCCTATGACCGGCGCATACACCCTAGAGAATCTCAGCACGCTTGCAGCAATGCTCGGCTACAGGTACGACACTGTGCTCTGGAGCGCTGCGGGGTTCACCATAGTGCTAGAGGACTCGATGGGCGAGGAGTTGACCTTCACGGGCAGTACAACGGACAAGGCAGTTGAACTCGCCTGCCAGCGCCTGGCGCTGATTCTCGGGCAGGTACGCGGATGAGCGGCTGGGACAGCGTTGGAGTTGTCATCGCAGCGGCCCACCTCCTGATGGCGCTCCTCGTTGCAGTATCGTTGCCTGAAGCGTCACGGCGCGGCAGTGGCGCAGCGGGTACGCTATACCTGATGCTGGCGCTTGCCACCATCGTCTGGATAGTCAGGAGCACCTTATGGCAGCAGTAAAAACTCAGCGCGGTGGGCCCAGGAGGGAGCCAGTGTTCAAGTCAACGCTCTGCGACTCCTGCGGCGGAGCGCTCAGCGCCCTGCGAGATGCCTGGAGGGTCAAGAGTATTGCCTATGCGGGCGCACGACGCCAGACGCGCTGGTGCTGGTATCACCGAGGGTGCATTAAGTGAGTCGCATCGAGCGGGCTGCGCCATTCCTTGATGAACGCGTGTTTGCGATACAGGACGGCGCTGATGCGTGGTGCGAGGAGCCCGGAGCCAGCGGGCGGGCGTGGTGCATCTTAAGTCAGCGCTATGCAGATGCCATTGCGCCTGACGGCTGGTTTTTCTTGTATGAAGGCATCGGCAACCGCAAAACCAATGCTGACCTCATCAAGCACGGCGTGATGGAGATTCAGGTGGCACGCTTCACCCTTAGCGACGGCGGCTCCGCAGTCCTGGCGAGGCTCATCTGATGGGACACTTCAAGGATGAGGCAACGCGCCAGATGATTGACCCTGCCAAGAGCAGACGCGGCAAGAATGCGCGCGCCCGTGGGAATGCATTTGAGCGCGAAGTGGCAAAGCGTATTGGGGCCCAACGCGTAGGGCAGTTCGGAGGCAAGCAAGATGTTGCTAACAACTGGATTGCGATTCAGTGCAAGGTAGGGAAGTCATACCCCGAGAGGATGGACGGATGGCTGCGCAGTATTCCCGTCAAGGGTGACCAGTTAGCAGCGCTCGTGGTAGGTGATTCGCCTGGACCGGGCGGCAGGCGCAGGACGATGATTGTGCTTGACCTGGATGACTTCATTGCTTGGTTTGGCAAGGAGTCACCACCAGAATGATTGCGCTCCTCCTCGTACTCACATTGACGCTTACACCGTCAGGAGTGCCAGAGGTGGGTGTTGCATCTTGGTATGACGCAGAGCGCAACGGGCAGTCATCCTGGTACACGAGGCAGGGCATCACGCACTACGCGGCAGTGGGCTCGTGGCGCTGGGGAGACAAACCCTATAGACTGCGTGTCTGCCGAGCAGATGACCAGACAAGGTGCACGGTGGTGCGGGTAGTGGATTGGTGCGGCAGGTGCGCCAAAGACTTGAGGAGAGTATGGACAAACAAGAGCAGGTCAATCGACATAAGTCCACACGCAATGGTGGACCTCGCGCCGCTGCATCACGGCGTGGTACGAGTAATCATCACCGAGATGCTGACATTCAAACCCTGGTTGATGAGTTCCGCGCAGCGACACGCGTTTGGGCATCAACCCTAAGCATCAAGCCAAACAAGTTGTTCACGCTGATGCCCGACCACGGGCGGAGCGTGCACTGGATGCGAGAGCGATACTTTGGCGGAGTGCTGCCATCCCTGGAGGACATCGAATGGGTACGCCTGAAGGCAATCGGCACAGAGAGCATCACGGGCGGCATCCGTCAAGAGATACGCATCTACAGATACGCGGTTGACGAGATGTGCCGCGTGTGCACCGGCGGAGGAGAGGCAGACACCCCAGCGCTATGCCCAGACGCTATCTGCCCGCTACGAGGCGTGAGCCCACTTGAGTTGCACCCACGCGCAGCACGACGCTTGCCACTCTCGGCAGACGATGCGCGATGACTACGCTGGCTGGTGGTGTCCTCCCATCAGCCAGCACTACACTTTCCTGGGGTGGCGCAGATGGCGGATGGCTCATCATAGGCACAGCCTGAGCACCGCAAACGCGGGGTGCAACTCCTCGCCCACTCCACCAACTTACTGAGGAGGCCCAATGGCAATACAGAAGCGCACGAAGTGGGAGGCACTTGAAGAGTATGTTGCCGACCTTCAGCGCGCCCTGAATGTTGCCGAGTGGCGTGTCAACATTGCGCAGGAGGCGTCAGATGTTGAGGCGTGGGCGGACATTAACCCCAGCGAGGTTGCCAAGACTGCGGAGTTGAGAGTCAGCCACGACTTCTGGCTGCAAACCCCGGAGCGCCAGCGAGAGGTGTTGACGCACGAGATGCTGCACCTGCTGACCGCACGGCTTGACCACACGGTGGAGGCAATGGAGGAGCCTCTTGGCAAACTTGCCTGGTCAGTCTTTGATAGGCAGTATGAGATGCAGGCTGAGCGCCTCGTGGACCACCTTGCTATCATCCTGGCTCCTGGTATCCCGCTGCCAGAGTTCCCAAAGGCGTGACCTTCCAGCGCCCGTGCATTGACTGCGGCATCCTGACCGCAATGGGCAATCGATGTAAGGCCCACCGCGCAGAGATGCTGGCGAAGTATTCCCGCAGCAAGGGCGTGAGCCCGTATGCCGACACCGCGTGGCGCAAACTCAGCGCCCAACTCCGGCGCAAGCGTGGCTGGTGCGAGATTTGCGGCACGACCGCTGACCTGACTGTGGACCACCTTGACCCTATCAGCCGAGGCGGAGTGCTACTTGCGCCCGAGCACAGGCTGGCTGTACTATGCAGAAGGTGTCACGGCAGACGCACGAAGCACAAGTGAGGAGGGTCAGATGAGTCGCATTGCGTGGTATTCCAACGCTTGCCACATCCCGTCAGGCTATGGAATGCAGACTGCACAGGTAGTGCATCGGCTCGTCAGCGCTGGGCACGAGGTAGCGATTGCCTCCAACCACGGTGCTAGCGTGATGATGAACTGCGCGCACGGGCATCCAATCTTCCCTGAAGGATTGATGCGCTATTCCATCGACTCTGCGCCGGACACGATGCGCTCCTGGATTGCGGACAAGCCTGGGTTTGGCGTGGTGCTTTTTGACCTCTGGCCACTCGTTGGAGTGCAGGCATTCACGGAGATGAACCTAGCGTGCTGGACTCCCGTTGACCACAGCCCGCTGCCACCGCAGGTGCTTAAGTTCCTTAAGGATGGGCAGCACTTTGCGATTGCGATGAGTCAGTTTGGCGAGGAGATGCTGCTGAAGGCTGGGCAGCCCAGAGATGAGTTGACATACATTCCGCACGCAATTGACCGCAGCGTGTTCCGAGATACTGGCAAGGATGCACGCAAGGCGATGGGCATTCCTGACGAGGCATTCCTGGTCGTGACGAATGCCGCCAACCGTGGACGCATCCCAGTCCGCAAAGGGTTCGGTGAGATGGTGGATGTGATGGCGCCGATGATGGCTGACCGCAAGGATGTCTACTGGATGCTGCACACCGAGCCTAACGGGCACAGCGAAGGCGTAAACATTCCGCGCCTAGTGGCGCAGGCAGGCATTGACCCGCAGCGCGTCCGATACCCGCACCCTCAGCACTTCCGCAACGGCATCCCGCAGGAGGCTATTGCCCAGATGTATTCAGCCGCTGACGCCACCCTACTGCTGTCAATGGGCGAAGGGTTTGGCATTCCCGTAGTGGAAGCGCAGTCCTGCGGGACTCCAGCCATCGTGACTGACTTCAGCGCCCAGCCTGAACTATTGGGCCCACACGGGCGCAAGGTCAAAGCGCAGCGAGTCTGGGATGAGTACCAGGGGTCATACTTCGCTATTGCCAACACCGAGGCTGGCTATGCCGCGATGCAAGAGGTGTATGAGGAGACACGGGGGGGAGGGGTTGACCGCGCTGCGGTGGCTCAGTCGATGGAGCGCTATGACGCAGACCTCGTGTTTTCCGAGTCCTGGCTGCCACTCGTGGAGAGGATGACCGCGCGCAAGAAGCAGCCTGCGCCGGCGCAGCCACTGAACAGAGCGCAGCGACGGGCAAGGCGCTAGGGTAGGGCGGTTCCAATCCTACAAAGCACGCACCCGCGTTTAT